TAGATGCTAGATGAGTTACTGCTAATTTATTATAGCCACTAGCATCAGTCGAACTACCAGTTATGGAAAACCTTGCGTATGTCGTGCTATCATTAATATCTACAATGTGAAGATAACCTTTAATTGTTGAGGTGCTGTCATCCCAAGTAATTGTATCGGTTTGAGTAGTAACTCCATTAGCATCGGCATCATCAATATAGATTGCCGTAGCTGAAGCATACGTTCCATTATTAAATCTTAAATATCCGCCACCCGGATCACTATCCGTTGTTGATGTTGCAAATTTATAATAGTAACCAGGAATGGCTCCATCTTCACCACTAGGAACAAAAGATAAAAATACCTTATCTTCATCCGCTAAAGATCCAGCACCATCAATATAAGTTAAAGCTAATT